CTCCTCTATAACTCCCCTTATCTTATATTACCCTCCTTAATCTCTATAACTATATCCTCATATATCCTTTAATTGCGTCCTATTTTAGAGCCCCATCTTAAATTTTATTATTGAATTTTTATAGTTTTAAGTTTCTGAATCTAAGATAGGTACAGAAAGGAGGATATAGATAGTGAGAGATGGTTAGGCCGAAGGCTTAGTTATGGAGAGTGAGTTAGTTATAGGGTGCGTGCGTGAGGGGGAGGGGCACGCATGGAGGGTGCATGATCTTTTGGTTGGTTGTCTGGTAGACAGGACGGCAGATTGTCACACGTGCCTGACAGCCAAAATCAATCCACCAGAAACTTACACAAAAATAAAAATAGTTACAATAAACCAGAAAGAAAAAGCCCCGGAAAACTCCAGGGCTAAGATTTAGCACGCCAATGCTAAAGGAGGAATCAGAGAGCATCCGCAGTAATAACAGTCAGATTCGCCGGATCAAACTTCTCAATGAGAGCGTTCATAACTTCCAGAAGATCAATTCCACTTTCCGCTAGATATTGCATAACTTGCGATTCTTCTTCTTGCTCCAGAATCTTTTCAGCAAGAGACTCAAGGCGCGCAGAGATATTCCGGCAGAAACTCTCTTGCTTGGAATAAGTGAGAAATTCCCGCAGAACTTGTGCGCCAGCTTCGGCAGCCTTGGAAGGCATTTCCAGCAAGCTTGGAGCGAACATAACATAGAACTTAGCGAACGCTGCGGCAGTCTCTTTAGTGAGGGTGCGAGCGCGGGTAGTAACTCTCGTTGCTTCTGCAAATGCATTGGCAAGAGTCAAATCTTCCACGGCTGGGACAAAATCCCAATTAACAGCATGTTCTTGAACCAGACTCTTACCATAGTTTTCAATTGCCTGATTCAAGAAAAAGCAGATTTGTTCTACTGGAACATTCTCTAGATCATATGCATTTTCGAATCCCAAGAAACTCACTTCCAGACTTTCACGTTTCTTTCCTACTTTATCGGCGAGCGCAGGCATCTTAGCTGCAAGAGCCTCAGAAACAGTCTTGAAAGATTGAGTGAATTTAACAGTTTTCATTCTCATTTCTCCATCGGACTAGTAAAAGAGGGCGGAGCTGCCCGAGTGAGTCCGTCAGTAGATTCTAGACTATGGGAGCTCAGGAATCTACTAGCTGAGTCACTAGACTAGGAAACTTTGCCAGTAGAATCAATTATTGGCTCATTGCTAATCCTCAGTAAGCAATCCTTGTATTCTTTCATCTTGAGGTAGTGATTCCTGCAATCAATCACCCTCTGATAATCAAAATATACCCCAACAATCCAAGTATTATATCCGCATTGAGCAATCAAAACCCAAACATCCAAACGATTATTCTTGTCCATTTTAAAACTCCTGCCGTGGCATAAACCAATCAAGTATTTTCTGTGCCGCTGCAAAGTCTCTCATTGCTATCAACATATTATAGGCAACAATCCAATTCATTTCTCCAACCTCGATCACCGGTAGAGTATCTTCTACTTTCATACCAGAATTCTCCTAGAGAGGAGCCCCGAAGGGCTCAGTATTTAATACCAAGTTTAGTCTGCAATTGCCACTTGGCAACAGTCTGGCGAACTTTACTCAGTTCCTGCCTGGCAATTGCCTTTTTGTATGCTACTACATGGCCATTATGTTTCTTCTCAGTTTCCATCTAACTACCCTCCTACTCTACCTACCCCACTATGCCTAGCTACCCTAGAAGAGAACTCTTTCCCTCCCTCTTGTTAACTAGATTAGTCCCACTACCTATCCTTGTCAACTAGTTTTTCCCTACCTACTACCATATAACCTACCATTCGTCGGAGTTTCTGAGAGTTTCCAGGACTGCCTACCTATCTCCCCCTACCTACCTATCCCTCTACCTAACTGCAAACAAGAATCATTAACAACATTACTATCATTCAAAGGGGGTGGGGGAGGCCTTTTTTAATCTGGCTGAGTCTTATAATCCTAAAGAAACCAAAAAATTTTCCTAAAGTTTTTCTAGCATTCGCTAGTTTTTCTTTCTTTCCTTCATTTTCCTTAAGTTCTCTTATTTTCCTTAAGTTAAAGATTCTGTGAATCTGGCACTCCCTCAGGGATGGTAGGGGTCCTGGCACATTGAGGACTATAATCACGCACATACGCGGGCGCGCGCATAAATAAAGGAAGGAAGGAGGGCGCAAAAATGAGCCAAGTTAGCCAGATTGAGGATCGTGCCCTCACTATGTTAGGTTCTGGCATTCCTCAGAATCAGGTGGCACTTGCCTTAGGCATTACTGAGAGTGCAGTTTCTCAATGGATGTCTAGAGAGGATTTTGCAACTAAGGTTGCAGATCTCAGATTTCAGAATTTAAATAGACATACTCAAATAGATGATAAGTATACTGAGCTAGAAGAGAAACTCCAGGCAAAGTTAGAGAAAGTTCTTCCCCTCATGACTAAGCCACGTGATGTAGTTATGGCACTCACAGCTATTAACTCCACTAAAAGAAGAGGCGCTCAGATTGCTGATACTGGCGCTGGTAAAACTTCCCAAGTAGTAAATCTTACTCTCCCAATTAGTATTGTCCAACAGTATATCTCAAACAGTAATAATCAAATTGTAGAGGTTATAGATGAGTCAGGAAAATCAAAATCCCTCATCACAGCCTCTTCCAGTAGTCTCGACAGACTCTCAGAAGAAGTCCTTGGAGAAGGAAATTCAAGTCAGAAACTTCTTGCTGGAAGAGAAGTTAGGGACAAAGAGGAATCCTCAAATGTCGCATCCCAAGAACTCCTCAAGCAGCTCAGTGCAAAAATTGTACCAACAGGATCTAGAGAAGGCATCCTTCCTAAAGGAACAGATGCTCGCAAAGTTACTATCGAAGACTTGTAAGAAACAAGGAGGTTAAATATGGAGGACAATGATCTGGAAAATCTTGATGAGATCTTTGATCCTATACCAGCCTCCAGAACTGCCGATGGTGAACTTTATGATGGCAACTTTGAGCTAGAGCAAGTATATCAAACAGCAATGAAGGATCCTAACTTTCTTGCTGCTCTAGCTATGCCGGAAATCTTTACATACCATTGGCCACCTATCTTTGTGGCACTCTGGGCATGGTTATTGGAAACAGTTGAAAAAGAAAGGGACTTCAGTAACCTAGCACTCGGACTTCCTCGCGGCTTTGGCAAAAGTACCATTGTTAAATTATTTATTCTTTTTTGTATTCTATTTACCACGAGGAAGTTCATTCTAGTTTTAGCTGCGACAGCAACTATGGCAGAGAACATTATTGCTGACGTATTTGACATGCTGAATGAGAGAAATATTATTAGTGTGTTTGGGGATTGGAAAGCTGGTGTAGAAAAGAATACTAACGGAGTTAAGAAATTTGGCTTCAGAGGCAGGAATGTCATCGTAGCTGCATTAGGTGCAGGTGGTTCAGTTCGGGGTCTTAACCTAAAGAACGAACGCCCTGACGTAATGATCTTTGATGATATTCAATCTAGAGAAGATGCTGACAGCCAGGAAGTTTCTGATAAGCTCTTTAAGTGGATGCTAGGCACTGCAATGAAGGCCAAGTCCCCAAAAGGCTGCCTAAATCTTTTCATTGCTAACATGTACCCAACACCACATAGTATCCTTAAGAAACTTAAAGCTAACCCACAATGGACTAAGTTCATTGCTGGAGGAATCTTGGCAGATGGAACTTCTCTATGGGAAGAACTTCAGCCAATTGCACAGCTTCTTAAAGAATACCAAAACGATTATATGTCTGGCCATCCTGAGATCTTCCATGCTGAAGTTCTTAATGATGAAAACGCCAGCATGAATAATCTCCTTGATTTGTCCAGACTTCCTCAATACCCATTTATGGATGGGGACTTGCATGCTGGGAACTTCGTAGTAGTTGACCCATCAAACGATAAAGTAAACTCAGATGCCGTGAGTGTTGGTTACTTTGAAGTTCATGAAAGCCGCCCAGTTTGTATGGAAATTGAAGATGGCAGAATGTCTCCTCTAGAGACAATTAAGTGTATGATAAAGTTAATGATGAAGCATAATTGTACACTTGCTGTCATTGAAGGTAACGCATATCAGTATTCTCTAAAGTTCTGGTTTGACTATGTAGTAGCTCAACTTGGTATAGCTGGCCTTAACTGCGTTCCTATCTACTCAGGGAAATTAAGCAAGAATACTAGAATTATGACAATGTTTAAGGCATATGCAAAGGGGGAGATTTATGTACATCCCACAGTTCAATCTAAAGTGCATATGCAGATTACTGGATTTAATCCTGTTAAAACTAATAACGTGGATGGTATTCTTGACTTGCTTACATATGCTCCTAGAGTAATTGAGGAACATGCCGATCTCCTAAAATTCAGCACCATTCAAGGTCAGCAAGAATTTGAAGAGATGAACAAAGTTGAGTATACAGAATTAGATAATTCCTCCTTTTAAGAGGCCAGCATAATGCTCCCAGCATACACTCCCAGTAATGATACACAAAAGGCAATTTTAGCCTTTACTAGACAAGGCCAGCTCCTGCAGAATCAACAATGGTCTGTTAGGTCAAAGTTAGAAACTATTGATAGAAGTTACCTCAGAGAAGTTGACCTGACAGCAGAGCAATGGAAAGCTAAATATGCTAATAGATACAAAGGTGATCCTACCAAATTCCAAAATGTGATCATGCCGGTAGTTATGCCCCAAGTTGAGCAGGCAGTAACCTATCAGCAATCAGTGTTTCTTAGTGGTCAGCCTATTTTTGGTGTAGTAAGCTGCCCTGGTTATGAAGATGAAGCAATGATGATGGATTCTCTTATGGGAGAACATCAGCTTCGTTTTGGTTGGGTAGATCAACTGCTTCAAGTTATGAGAGATGGATTTAAATATAACTTGGGCGCTGCTGAGGTAAGTTGGGATCGTAGAGTTACTTATGCTCTGGAAACTGATATTACTAATGCTAATGGAGCCAAACAGACTCAAGTTATATATGAAGGCAACCGCATTAAGCGGATGGACATGTATAACACTTTCTGGGATACTCGCTGCAATGTTGAAGATGTAGCTGAGTGGGGTGAGTTCTTTGGTTATGACGAGATCATGTCTCGCATTAAACTGAAGCAATTTATTCAAGGACTCCCCTCCAGAATCAATGTTAAAGAAGCTTTTGAGTCAGGTGCCTCTAGTACTATTGCTTATGGAAATAGTGATAGTCCTGGCTTCTATTTGCCGTTCTTGAATCCTGAATCTATTATTGATTTGAGAACTGTAGCAACTACTGATTGGATGGCATGGGCTGGTATTACTGGCCTTAATGGTAATATCAACTATAAGAACATGTACCAAGTTACTACTGTATACGGCAGAATCATGCCTAGTGACTTTGGTATGAGTGGGCTTCCTGCACAGAATACTCCGCAGATTTGGAAGTTTATTATTGTAAATAACCAAGTTGTAGTATATGCGGAGCGGATGACTAACGCTCATAACTTGCTTCCAATTATCTTCTACCAACCGGCTAAAGATGGTCTGGGTTATCAAGGTAAATCCTTCGCCCAGAACATTATGCCATTCCAAGAAATTGTAACTGCTCTGGTAAATAGTAACATTGCCTCCCGCAGAAGAGCGCTTAGCGATAGGGTTCTTTATGATCCGTCCCGTATCTCTGCTGCAGCAATTAACAATGATTCGCCCACTGCTAAGATTCCAGTAAGACCTAGTGCTTACCAAGATGATCTGTCTAAAGCAGTTTATGCATTCCCATTCAGGGATGATCAGTTCCAAATTACTACTTCTGAGATGCAAGGATTCCTGCAGTTTGCAAATCAGGTATCTGGGCTTAATCCTGCTAGACAGGGCCAGTTCGTTAAAGGTAACAAAACTAGATTTGAATATGCAGATGTAATGTCCAATGCTAATGGCAGAGACCAAACTGTAGCACTTAGCACTGAGGCTAGTTTCTTCACTCCGATTAAAGAGATTCTCAAAACTAACATCCTGCAGTATCAAGGTGGAGTTAGTGTCTTTAATCCTGAGAAACAGCAACTTGTAAATGTTGATCCTATCCTGTTGAGAAGAGCAGTACTGGTCTTTAAAGTTAGTGATGGACTCCTGCCTTCTGAGAAACTTATTGATTCTGATTCTCTTGCTCTTGCATTCCAGACTCTGGCAAGTAATCCTACCCTCAGTGCCGGCTATAATGTAACTCAAATGTTTAGTTATCTTATGTCTACTAGAGGTGCTAAACTACAGCCCTTTGAGAAGAGTCAAGAACAGATTGCTTATGAGCAAGCTCTTATAAGTTGGCAACAAGCAGTGCAGGCAGCCGGAGCACAAATTGCTGAGGCACTTAAAGGACAAGATCCTAAAGTAGCTCAGCAAGTAATTGCTCAAATTCAGAAATCACTGCCTCCTCAGCCTAAACCTGCTGATTATGGATATAACCCAGCAGCACCTAATGCTAAGGAAGGTGAAGAACTCTTGAATGGCCAACCAAACATTCTTGAGAGTTTGGCAAAGAAAGCTGGTGAGGCTAAACAGGCAGCACAAGGTCAACAAGGTGCAGCGGCTGCTGGGGTAGTTCAGAGCGCAGGCAATGGGAGTTATCAATAATGAGAGTTTCTCAAAATTCAATTTTCACTAAATATGAACTAACAGA